GCTTGTATCAGATGCGCCCGGTTAATTCTATGCTCAATATGGGCGATAGCATCCTGCCAGCGGATCAATTTGCGCCGTATAGCTTTCCAATAAAAAAGGCTCCGCGCTAGGGGTGAACGCGGAGCCAAAGCCAGCAAATAAGGGAGGTTTGCCTCACCTTATTTAGCAGGTGCCGTCGCCCATGTAAAGCAGGTCAAGACGTCGCGTTATCTCTTGTTCCGTCATTATAGGATGCTCGACCGCTTTAGGGTCCACCTTGCGCCAGAATAGCCACAGAGGCACGTTAATTTGGTAGCAAGGCATATCCCTAGGCACGTCGGGTATGACGGCCTGTATGGCCTCGTATTGCTCTTTAAAATGGTCTGTCATTTTTCGCTCTTTTGTATCCTGAAGGCTACACATTAGTTGGATGTGTAGCACACGTAAGTCATTTGACGCCTAATAAGACTTCAATCAGCGCTATTATTATAACCGATATTACGCCCTGGTTTTCTGTATTCTTTCCCATCTAATCTCGCCTGGTAACAGCGCTCCCCGTGTATTACTGTTGTGTGGTCGCGCTTTAACACGCGCCCGATTTGTGGATAGCTGGCGCTCGTTTCCTTGCGGGCGCGCCAGTATATGCGATAGCGCGTCCATAGGATGTCTTGTCGCCTGCTATAGCTTAAGACTTGCTCCGGCGAGAGGTTACTGTCCAGCGCCTCTTCTAATAATATCTGTTTCACTTTCTTCATTAGGCTTTCCCCTATGACGGCTGTTGCTCCGTCGTGTTGTTTACAGGCGTTAAGAGGTCTTCAGGCGGCTTTGAGCATATCATTGCCGCAATTACCGCCTCGAGCGCTTGAACGCGTTCTCTTAGTTTTGTGTTCTGCTCTAATAGAGCTTTTATAATATGGTCGCTCATTTGCGCGCCTCAATTTCTTTTTCGATTAAGCTATGCCGGAAAGTATCCGACTCATAGTTGAGCATTATCTCTAACGCGCGCGTCGAAAGTAGATAGAGCATTTGTTGGAAGTCATAATACTCGGCCATGCGTGACATGTTATCCCCCTATCGTATAGAGTAAGACTAAGGCTATTGCCGGGATTAAAAGGCTGACGCATGTTGCCAGCCCGATGATGTAGAGTGCTTGTTTCATGCGGCGTCTTCCATGCAGGCATAGGCTAGGCTTTCGTCGTCCAATAGCGCTTGTTCTATGTGGCTATAAAGCCAATGGTCGGCATCTATATTCAGTTTACTGTCATTATGCCCATGACCATAGATGACGATAGCGTCAATACTAATATCCGTCGCATAGTGCTCGAATATACCGACGTCCGGTTCAGGCGACGCTATGTTATACGATACGTCCGCTTCGCCAGCCGCATAAACGGCATAGCGTGGCAGTATTGATAGCTCGTCGAAATAGTAAGTAAAAGTTCTCATGCCGCTTGCTCCGAATAATTGTCGATCATATGTTGCGCTATCTCTGTCCAATTAACGTCGGCAAGAAACGCCATGGCGTATGAGAACGCCAAGCCTTCAGCGCTGCCAATTTCTTGCTCTAATGATTCTTCGGCCATTTCTTTAAGACTCAGACCTAAGTCATACGCCTCGACGTCGGAGCTATGCCCGCAGTCATATGGATCATAACCGTCAAACATTTCTAAATTGACGCGCCATGTCGCGTGATTCGTCCAACCATTGTAAGACATGATTTTCCCCTATTAGTTTGGTGTGACGTCAAAAGTAATGTCAACGCAGTCACAGGCTAAAACTCCATATGGTTGCGCTTCATGCCAAGGGCTAAAGCTCGTTTCTTCACTACAAGCAATCGGCCAGCATTTTCCGTATCCTTTAACCATTTCATCGACGAATCTATTCAGCGCCATTTCTTCGTCATCAGTCAGCCCTGTCGTGTCGTCATTGAATAATGCCGACGCCCAGTGAGCGGGTAACGTGATTAGTTTGGTTGCGAATTTCATTGTCTTTCCCCTTATCTGAATAGAATGAAAGGCGCAGCAATTGCTGCGACCATTAGCATGACGACGCCCATTGCGACGCAGGCTGAATTAAAAAAGTCGGTTAGTGTCATGATTTTTCCCCCTGGTTTGTGTGTAAGAAAATATGTAGCGCAACTATTCACAGTTGTAAAGTATTTTCTTGCATTAATTTTCACTTTTGTTTTTATGGGTGATTTTTCTGGGTTGTTTGGGTTGTGGCGTGGTCGAGCAATGGGTTGTAAGCCAGGCTCATATAGTGCCCATAATTCATGACTTTGGGTTGTATGTGTTATTATTATAATTATAAATATAAAAAATATATAATAATTGATATAAGTCAAATGAGCCGTGAATGTGGGCGACTGTAGAAAAGTCATTCAGCGACTAAAAACCAATGACCCAAACAACCCAAACAACCCATAAATCGCCTAACGCATTGATTTTGCTCAATATCGTAAAAAACGAAAACAACCCATAATCACCCAACAATTTGAAAGCCTTTAGACTCAATAACTTATGTCATGCAGCTAATGTAAATCTTAGTTGACAATTAACTTTAGCCATTTACTTTAAGTATACATTCTAAGTGAGTTAAGCTCGAAGCTGACCGTTGACATTGGTTGACATTTGGGGAGGGGGTCTGGGCCTTGACCATCCCTTAAAGGTTTACGAAGGGTCTGCACGAAATTTTTTTTATTTGCTAAAAAGCACCCCGTCATATATTTTGTTGCAATGACATTCCAATCGCTACCTTATGAGCCGCGCAAGATCGAAGCGACGGAGCAACGGCTCGGTCAAATCTATGAAGCGGCGCGGCGGGGGTTAAAAGGCGACGCGTTGGCGTTGGCCTGTGATATGATGCCGGTCGAGTATCGAAGGCTCATCCAACTCGATCCGGTCGCAGAGTATTACGAAACCAAAGGGCGCGCTGACGGCGAGATGGAGATGGCGGGCGTTTTACGTGACGCGGCGCTGGCGGGCGATGCTAAGGCGGCGCTTGATATTCTGAAGCATGTGCATGGCTGGGTTGCTAAACAGGCGGTCAGTGTCGAGGTCAACCAGACGATCTCTATTACGGCGGCGTTACAAGAAGCGCAGCAACGGGTCATTGAAGGGCAAATAATAGATGCAAGTGCCAATATACTCCCCGGAGGAGGAACAGCGTCTTATGGCGACCTTATGGTCGCCGCAGATCAAGAACGATCCGCTGTCGTTCGTGAGGCTGGCGTTTCCGTGGGGGAAGCCAGGGACGCCTCTTGAGCATTTCGAGGGGCCGCGTCGATGGCAACTAGAGGTCTTGGTAGAGCTGCGCGAACACATCAAAGCAAACGGCGGTCGGGTAGACTTTGAAACTTTTAGGATGGCGACGTCTTCAGGGCGCGGCATTGGTAAATCTGCCTTAGTCTCATGGTTAGTGATCTGGATGCTGACCACACGGATCGGCTCGACGACCATCGTGTCGGCTAACTCTGAGGCGCAGCTCCGCAGCGTCACCTGGGCCGAGATCACGAAGTGGCTGAGTATGTCACTTCACAGTCATTGGTTCGAGGTATCAGCTACGCGGGTGCTACCGGCGAAGTGGATTTCGGAACTGGTAGAGCGCGACCTGAAGATGGGCACGCGCTACTGGGGCGTCGAGGGGCGGCTGTGGTCGGCTGAGAATCCAGACAGCTACGCGGGTGTGCATAACTTCGCGGGTGTGATGCTGGTGTTTGATGAGGCGAGCGGTATTGATGATACGATATGGGCAGTGGCAGCGGGCTTTTTTACGGAAAATACCCCTAATAGGTTTTGGTTGTGCTTTAGTAACCCCCGGCGTAACTCTGGCTACTTTTATGAGTGTTTTAACTCCAAACGAGACTTTTGGAGAAATAAGATTGTCGATGCCCGATCTGTCGAAGGGACAGATAAGGCCGTCTACCAGCAAATCATTGACGAGTATGGCCCCGACTCAACCCAAGCGCACGTCGAGGTCTATGGACAATTCCCTAACGCCTCGGACGATCAGTTTATCCCCAATTCACTGGTCGATGACGCAATGGAAAGAGCGCGATGGCTCGACCAGACTGCGCCCA